GCAGAGAAGGCAATCACACCCCTATTTATACCTATATTTACTCATTTTCTCAATAATTATTATTAAACTATATCACTTGATTGCTAAACAAAAGCCCAACTCTCGACTGATAGGGAGGTTAGGGATGGTGGCTAGCAATGGCTTAGCAATGTTAGCAATGGGTGGTCAAAATAATAACCCTATTTTAGGGATGGTCAAAACATTGCTAACACCATTGCTAGTTTTGCCAATTAAAACTTTCGCATTAGTTTTGGAAAATTGCTTTATAGGAGGGGGTTTATAAGACGGGGTAAAATCATAGCTTTTAGTTATATAGAAAGTGCGCTCCACGCGCCCCCAATCGCGCTCCGCGCCGTAGGTTATAATAGCACGGTCGGCAAGACGGGTTAGCGCCGTGGCAGGTTTCATAGAAGTGTTGTCCTGCCTACCCTGCTTCATGGGAGCCGACCCCCTACTGACTCTCGAAGGAGACTCGAACCGTGTACGATGAAAACCCTCTTAACATGACGATGGAACAAGTGGACGCTTGGCTTGCTGCTAAGCATCCCGCTCCCGTCATGGACGAAGATGAAGAGTATACCGACTTCATGCAGCGCCAAGCGCGCTATGCGCAGTACTACAACGCAGTCCAGTCCCGCAAGGCAGAACTAGAGCTTCAGCAGAAGCAGTTGCTAATCCCTGCCCCTCCAGTTGGCGAGGACATTGCCGCTGTCATCGATTGGGTCCAAGCCACTGGACCAACTCCGGTTGAGACGCTGACTAAGATCTATCGCACGGCGGACAGGATCGCTGCTGCCAAGGCGGTCATGGACCTCGTCCATCGCAAGATCCCATCAGTGAGCGAGGTCATCACGCACGACGCAGGCGACGACGAGCAGCACATCGAAATGCTGCGGAAGATCGAGGCTCTGCTGTTGAGCGAGAAGACTGCGTCTATCAGGCGAGTAGCGTGACTCGCTGGTCCACCATCACCCACGTCGCTCCCGGCGCACTGAGGACTGCTGCTCTCGTAGCAGCTTCCTAGATCGCTTCATGAGCTCGTCTGGCTGCCCCACCATTGAGATGCGCACGATCGCTGCTGAGAGGACTTTCTGATGGGGCACCAGGCTCAAAAGAGGAGTAGGACGGGGGAGGCCCATGAGGCTCAAAAATTTTTGACCAAACTCAAAGAATTACCCCACCTCTACAGAATCGCCCAACACCACAGAAATAATTGGATTGAGCGAGCGCACGCGTACCAGTTGCCTGAGATGGAACAAGACTTTGACTGGACAATCTACCTCCTGCTTGCAGGGCGGGGAGCGGGGAAGACCCGCGCTGCGGCCGAGTGGATATGGTGGCAGGCGTTTACGAACCCAGGAACGCGATGGTTGGTTGCCGCGCCCACGTCAGCTGACTTGCGAGATGTTTGCTTTAAGGGCGACTCTGGAATACTCAGCGTGTGCCCTTCAGAGCTGATAGAAAACTACGCGGTGTCTACATCGGAAATCACACTCATCGGTGGAAGCATCATCAAAGGCATACCCGCCTCCGAACCAGAGCGCTATCGCGGACCGCAGTTCCATGGGGGCTGGTGTGATGAGCTAGCAGCATGGGAGCAGTTGGACGAGGCATGGAATCAGATCCAGTTCGGTATGCGTTTGGGACAGACCCCACGCATCATGTGTACAACCACACCACGACCCAAACCGCTTATTTTTGATCTTGTCGAACGCGATGGTAACGACGTTTGCTACGTGTCAGCAACGACTTATGATAATCTGAATAACCTAGCGCCCACTTTCAAAAATCAGATTCTTCAGTACGAAGGCACCTCTCTGGGTGACCAGGAAATTAACGCGGTGCTGTTAGATCCTGAAGACTCAGGACTGATCAAGCGTTCGTGGTTTAAGTTGTGGCCATCAGACAGGGCTTTCCCTAAGTTCACTTACATCATCCAGTCTTATGATTGCGCAACTTCCGAGAAGACGGTCAACGACCCCACGGCTTGTATAGTTGTAGGGGTTTTTAAACCCGAAGACGGACCTACGTCCGTGATGGTAATCGATGCGTGGGCTGAGCGTATCCAGTATCCAGAACTTCGAAACCGCGTTGCGGATAATTACACTGAGGTCTATGGCGACCCTGATGAGTTTAACTCCGGAAAGAAAACAGACCTCGTTCTTATAGAAGATAAATCAGCGGGCATATCGCTTATCCAAGATCTTCAACGCGCCGGTATGCCTGTGCGGGCGTATAATCCAGGACGCGCAGATAAGGTCATGCGTGCTAACATCGTATCGCCTATCATCGCCCGTGGGCGTGTGTTTTTGCCAGAATCACAGAACAACCCAGGCAGTCCAAGGACTTGGCTATCCGAAGCGCTCAATCAATGGTGTGCATTTCCTGAGGTACGCAACGATGACTATGTCGACGCGCTGACTCAAGCGTTGCGCTACTTACGTGATGCTGGAATGATTAACATCGACCCGCTTGAACAGCAAGAATACAACGACAATGAGTTCAAACGCAAAGGTAACCCTTACGCGCAATAAGCGCTATAATATCACACATTATGCCAACAGTTGACGTCCAAGACCCCGTAAAGCTAGAGACGCGTTTGCGTCTTGATCAGCTCATGGGACAACCGTTGCCTACGTTTCAGTCAGCTATGCAAGGCATTAAAGACTGGAATCCTGCTCATGAGTGGAATCAAAACGTTCAGAACACAATGTTTGGTCTAGGTGATACGGTTCGTAACGTAGGACATGCAGTTATGCATCCTATTGATACAGCAAAAAACCTACAGAATATGCCGGTGCCTTCTGCTGAAGAAGTCGCTATGGCGTTTAATCCTGGACATATCCCTAGTGCTGGATTGGCAGGAGCAATTAAAAAGGTATACTATCACGGATCATCTAATGATATTGCAGGGGGGCTTAGAAACCCTGAACAGACTGGGATAACGCCTACAACGGGAGGTCCTACCAATGCTACATTTGTATCTCCCAGTCCAGAACTTGCTTCAGAATTTGCAGGACATAGAGACCTAGTACCCGCAAACGCTCCCCCGTATCCTACAGGCGCAGCAGTTTACCCCGTACGTTTAAATGTAAAAAAGATTTTTGATGTCGGTAACCGCAAGCATGTTGACTCTGTGCTAGAAAAACTTGATAACCCCGAGGGTGATGTAGCGGGTATACTAGATCTCACACATGATAAAGTAACACGTTTCAAGCAGGGAAAGATGACTCCCGGAGCGATACACCCTGATACATACCCCGCAGTTGAACGTCCTGAAGTGCTGAAAGCGATTAAAGACGCAGGGTTTGATAGTTTTTACACAACCGGCTCTCATTGGTCTGAAAAAGACGAGATGGACAAGGCAGTCAAAAATATAGGAGTATTTGATCCAGATAAGATCGAGTACGCTATACCTGAAGCTAAAAAAGAAACTAAAACTGCTGAAGAAAACAAAGCTGCGTACCTAGAGCCTAGCAAAGAAAAAGGCGTCTGGTACCACGGCACAGCTCATGACATCAAGCAGTTCAAGCCTGAGCTCGGTTTAGAGAAAGCAGACGTATCGGGAACTCCGTATCAAGCAGGAGCGACGTTTGTAACTCAGAACCCAGAGTTTGCGCACGTATTTGCTAAAGACGCGCCAGATTATATGATACAGCATCCAGAACGGCATTTGACTCCTGAACAGATGAAGTCAGCTGCTGAGGATGCTAAGCAGTATTTTAAAGACACATACGCTGATATGCCTGAGCATAGAGATGCTATGATCAAGTCTATTGAAGAAGGTAAGCCGATAGGTGAAGCGCAGGATGAGTTGACAAAGGCTTACAAGCCTTACTTACCTTCTGGGCCAAACATTATGCCGGTGCACGTGCGGGTAACGAATCCATTCGACGCGATGGTACCAGAGCATATTGATGCGTTGAAAAAAGTCAACCCTGATCTACCTTTTGAAGACATGCATAGAACCAGCGTACTTGAAGTACCCGCAGTTCAGCAAGCGATTAAAGATGCCGGCTTTGATTCATTCTATACGAATGAGGCCGGTAATAGAAACTTAGGGCTTTTCAAGCCCGAACAAATCAAATCAGCTATCGGAAATGAGGGGACGTATGACCCTACGAATCCAGTGATTACTAAGAAGGACGGCGGTTCAGTTACAGTTGAAGACCCCGTCTTGATCGAGCGTAAACTCAAGCTCATGGGACTAATTTAAGGACTACAAATGGCCGGATTACCTTTTCCTCAAGATCAAGAAGACGGTCGCTACATCGACCCCATCAGCTTTGTAGGAACTATTGATGACCCTGATGAAGCTGAAGAAGTAAGTCTTAGTGAGTTGTTCACTGAGGATGGACAAGAGGAAATTGAGGAGTTGGAAGACGGCTCAGCTATCGTCCATCTAAGTCATTTGAAGGGTCCTGATGAAAGCCCTGACTTTTACCAGAACTTAGCTGAGATTATCCCAGAATATGAGCTGATGAACTTGTCGAACAAGTTCTTGACGCTGATTGAAAAAGACAAAGAAGCGCGTAGAAAGCGCGATGAGCAGTACGAAGAAGGTATTAGACGCTCTGGACTAGGTAATGACGCCCCAGGAGGCGCTCAGTTCCAAGGCGCTAGCAAGACTGTACACCCTGTTATGGCTGAGTCTGGAGTTGACTTTGCCGCGCGGGCGATGAAAGAACTTTTCCCGCCTGATGGACCTGTCAAGTCTAAAGTTATCGGCGTATCTAATGATGAAAAGCAGCTGAAAGCTGACCATAAGCGCGACTTTATGAACTGGCAGTGCACTGAGCAGATCGTTGAGTTCCGCGATGAAGAAGAGCAGATGACGACGCAGTTGCCTTTCGGTGGCTCACAATATCTTAAAATGTGGTTTGATCCCGAGATGCGCCGTCCGCGCATTGAGTTCATTCCAATTGATAACATCTATCTTCCATACGCTTCAGTTAACTTCTACACCGCATCACGCGTCACAGAAGTTGACGATATTATACAAGACACGTTTGAACAACGTGTAGCTTCGGGGTTGTATCGTGATATTAACACGTATATAACTTCAATGGAGCCTGAGTTGTCAAAAGCAGCGAAGGCGAATTTGAAGGTTGAAGGTAAGACTGACACAGGTGAAAACCCTGACGGTATTC